TTGCTTTGCTAGCATCAATAATTCGTGTAAATGTGGGACTACTTACATGATGCATTTCATCGAGTATAATTGTTCCAAAAACTTCTTTTATATCGTCGATTCTACGATATAGCGTTTGAACATTACCTATAACAATAGGTGAGTCTGTTTCAAACCTTCCAGAGCCTATGACTCCGGGCGTAATTCCAAATACTTTTTGTACTTCTTTTTCCCACTGAGATCGCAGTTGTAAAGTATGAGTAACTACTAATGTTTTTTGACCTAGCTTATTTGCGATTGCCAACGCAGTAAATGTCTTTCCCCAACTGACCCAAGCGTTAATTATACATGAGTCTTCGACCTCGTTGTAGACCGCAGCCTGGGAAGCACGTAACTCGAAACCAAATTGTAATTCGTCTGTCGGTGCATGTACGCGTTTGTCTACTACTTCGTAATCCTCTGGGATTAAATCCGTTCTTCCGATAGGTAATGTTACCAACCCTTTCCTAACTATTCCCATATTTTTTATGATGAAAGGTGGGTCTAACGGATTTCTTGGGGGTATGGCATAAGTGAGTTCTTCGTCGATTTTCGACTGAAGTCGTGTATCTACTTCCATAAATATTCTGTTACTTAGTACTGCTTTCATATTTTACGCCATGTATTTTTCTCTTGTTTTTTGGACAATGACCATAAAATACTAGGTCTATTATTTATCATTAGGACTTGTCCAAATTTAAGTGTAGAATCAGGCGGACGTTTTACTTCGAAACGATGCCTAATATTCTTTAACTTTATTAATGTTGCTAAATCTTTTTGTTCTATATCTTCGATTTCATAAGATTTTATCGTACCCGTGCGGGTCTTTAAATATCTAAAATAATTACCTGCAGAGTCTACATAATTCTCACCTCTGTGCATGATTAATCCTCTAAAATCGTTTAGCATAAACTTTAGTGGATATAAACTCTTATGTGGACTTCTCAATCTTCTTTGTCCTATGGTATCACCTTTTACATTTTTGTCATCAACTATTTGTGTATCACAGAAAAGAAGACCATCTTGTTCTACTACTTCATCAGTATGTAATACATATATAGGAAATACTATTTTATGTAAATCATCAAAGGTCATACCCACTGATCCGCAATAAACATTACTGAGAACATAAAACCAAGAGCAGATAGTTGCACAAAAGTTGCTATAATTATAATTTTAAATTGTCTATCTGCCCACCATTTTAGACTTGTGTTTTGCCACTCTTCAAATTCTTCGGGAGTAGCGTCTCTTGGCTTGTCTAATAATAGTTCAAGCTGTTGTTCTATTCTATCGTGTCTCATTCCATTGTTTCTTCGATAAACTTCGACAATGTTTCTATATCATTATCCGATAGCATACCTGCTTGAGCCCACATAGTAGAACTCATGTTCCCTATGGTTTCTCTATTTTTATAAGCATAAAGCCTCTGAGAGATGTATTCGGCATCGCTCCCTGCAAGTTTTGGAAATGCTCCCATTCCTTGACCGTTTTGCCCGTGACAAGCAGCACAGCCAGCCCAAAGCCCACGAATGGAACTAAAAGGGTCTGCAGCGGCTTCTTCTTGTTTTGCTTGAAGTTGCTCAACAACTGAGCCATGTATGCGTACATATTCTTCATAACATTCTCCTGTGCAACCTTGCACTCTTTTATAACCTTTGTATTCTAAATTTTGGTATGTCCATGTTATCAATGAAAACATAGTTACTACTATTGCTAATATGTATAATTTCATGCTTCTTTATCTAAATCCCATTTGACAATATTCTTGCCCTTGAGAGATGGTCTTTTTAACCAAAATCTCCATTGTTCGTTTTCTAATCTCCACTTATAAATCCATGGAGCGTTTTCTCGTTCTGCATCTAAAAAGATTGCATTAGTAAATCCTACTGGGACTACAACGGCAATATGAACTACAAGACTTGTCAAAGTATTGTAGTAACCAAATATTCCGCCCCAGTACGCTGCTATCAATCCAAAATAGAAAGACCACATAACAAACAGTACTAAAGTAAAGTACATTTGTAATGATGGGTCTGGTATATGTCTAAGAGGATTGAATCGGTTGTCCATTACAACTCTCCAACTATCTACTATAAAAAGAACGAATCTTCTATGTAATGCTGGTTT